GTTGGCGTGTCGCCGAGATCTGCGCCATGTATCGTGCGTTCTCAGCGATCGACGCTCGTTTCTGCGCTTCGGCTTGCATACGGGCTTGTTGGGCCTGAGCGCCGAAACTCAGCATACCCTGGGCTATCGGACCGAGTATAGAAGCTGTCCCTACGGACTTCGCTAATAGCGACGTAGCGGCCACGTTGCCTCCAAGTAGCGCTTTTCCTGCTGCGCCGAATGCTAATGGTAAACACATAGTAGTTTATTTAGTTGTAATAATAAATTCGTAAAAAGCCTGAGACGAGATCTCTACTTCGCGTAGAAACTTAGCGCCACAGAACTTAAGCCAACGTATGGCCATCTTGTTGTCTTTGAGCACCACATTAGAGGTGACCCCAAAGGGCTTAGAGATATACTGCACCCAGTCACGCGATGCTCTTATGAAGTGCCTACGGTGCTTAGTGACATCTGGGGTGCCAAGCATCCAGATATACCCACCGTCTTTAGTAGGCCCTGAGCCGAACATAGCGAACGGCTTCTTGTCTCCATCGAGCGCCGCGTAAGTTGACATGTCGGTCGTTAAGGCTAACATTAAGGCTTTCTTTGGCGTGCTGCCGAGGAGCGTGCACTCTAGGGCATCGTGGGGCCTCAGGTTATCTTTGAGCTCATGGACGTGGTGTATCGTCGCCTGGACGATCGAACAGTCTCCGTAAGTCCTACTAGGCTCCATATCGACTTGACCGTGTGTGAACAAAGGTTTCGAACTCAGCGGACTGGAGGTTACTAGGCTTAGCCCCATCGTTTTCTAAGACTATCTCTACGTTTTCACTAGAGGTGAACACAGGGGCCCTAAAGAATCCGTCTTTGAGCTCAGTGCGTAAAATCTGTAAAGAACCCCCTGACGACGTGAACGACTCAGGGAACTCGTTGGTATACGTGTTTCGCTTGTCTGGTGTCACCTTGATCTTATAGTCTGAAGTTTGCGTGTGGTAAAGCGATAGGTTCTTAATGAACTGCTTGGCCGAAGCGTTAGGTGTCCGCGCTTGTCCTGCCTGGGCCTTAAAGATCTGCTCAGAGAACGTGTAGGCACTGGTGAACTCATAGCCTACCCACACAGACGTATTGTTAGGCCAAACTCCTGTAGCGTTTAGCGTTAAGTAAGTAAACGCACTACTACCAATTCCCGAAGTCTGAACAGTCACCGGGATCTTAACACCTCTGTCATTGTAGACTGCAATACTAGAAGTCGCTAAGTATGGCGTAGGGTTGTTTGCGATTCCCGAGATTCCCGAGATGCTTTCTCTAAGGGGCAGTGTAGTCCCTGCAGTATACGTTGGGAAAACAATCTGATCATTAAAGACTAACGCAGGAACCCGCATGTCTAAGTGCGTAACGTTGTCCTCGGGTGTCGTTGCAATCGATACGGATCTTCCAGTAGATGACCCAGAAACCGTATAAGTAGCGATCCCTTCGTCTTCCCCGTCAAAGTTTAAAGGAATATTTAAAATAAATGTCTGAGTATTAGCTGTGTCAGTGGCGACAATATACAAGGTCGAGTCGATGAACTCAAAGCCCCTAATGTTTACATCAAAGTCCCACTTGAACCACGAGCTTAAAACCTTCTTGTTCTCGCTAAAGAAGTAACGATACATGTAAAGTGTCTGGTCTTCGTCTTTGGACAAGATCCCTAGTAGGTTCTCTGAGAGCGACCCAGAGAAATACGTAATGTCCTTAGGGATATACCGAGGGATCTGCTCAGTGATCTCGTTGGACTCATAGACGTCTGTGGTCTTGTTGAGTGAAAACTCTCTGATGCCAGTGTTGTTCCCTAAGTCAAATGGATAATAAATATATGAACCGACAGACACCGGGTCGGTCTCATTGTTATATTCAAAGTTCGTAATAGGCTTCACTGAGACCGTGCGTGGTGTCAGTAGGTCTTCTCCTTTGAGAACAAACTGTCCGTTATTTGAGAACAGTATGAGGTTCTCTTGGGACGTAGCGGCTGCGGTGATGTCCGTGACTCGATTAGACTCAACAATGACGTCAATAGGGTCCGAGTCGAGAAGAGTTGTGACGGTGGTTCGTCCAAAGTTATACTCGAAGATCCCTTGGTCGTTCTCTCGTCCTAGTCCGGCTTCAGAAAGGATTACGTTACTGCCACAGACAAACCCTAAGCGATTCTTAAAGAACACACTGTTCTGGATTTGCTTATCGGCGAAGGATGCAAAGGGATTACTTATCTCATCACCTACACTGCGTGGTGCAGTCTTAAGGTGTTCCAACTTAAATTCATTCAACCCGGTGTTAGTGATGAACAAAGGTAAGCTTGTAGACTCAAAATTAAGGAGTGTATTAGGGGCTACGGTCTCAACCCACGAGCCTGGTCCGATTTCTTCGTTCTCATCATCCGTTTTAAACTCGACGTAGTAGTCGTCAGCAGACAAGTCACCATCCCCACGCACCTTGACTCGGAAGCCGTTCTTAGCAAACAAAGGTAGATCAGTGATTGCGCCTACTTCCTTGTAGACGACGCCTAGTGCTCCTCCTCCAAGTCCGTCCTTGGCTTTTATCTTGAAGTCGCTCTTATCAACACCACGCGTCAACACAATCAAGTTTCCCTCACGTTCTAAGGTGAAGTCTGTGTTTGTCCCTGCGGTGATGCCGGAGAACAAATCTTCAAAACCGAAATTATCACCCAGAACAACTGCATGGGCTCCACCTCCGTGGTTATAGTCTTCAATACCTAAAGAAGTCCCGTTTGCTTTTGATGCTCCCTTTGCTATTATCTCTGTTATCCTTGAAGTATCTCCATGTAGCGAGTGTTCTCCGTTCTCAGAGTATATCTTTATATTCTTGTTGTTATTGTATTTAGTGGTCGTTCCTCCTAAGCCTGGGGACCTCTCTAGGGTCACTGGGATAGTAACTGTAGCCCCTACGTCTCTTTGGTATATTGAACCAGGTTTCTTAAATATAAGTTTACGCCCTACGTGTTCAATAGCAGCAGCAGTAATAGTCCCAGCTGCGTTTGAGTCTACAATAACACTGGTATCTTCTCCTGACAGGGTGGACACATCATAAGATGTCCCACTGACCGTGTGTGTTGCGGGGTAAGTCGTAACTTTATATGCATCCCCATCTACATACCCTGTTTTCCCATCAGTAATAGTCACAGCACTTGCTGAACTTAATTCATACTTGTATTGGAATCCCCGTGTGTAAGTTAAAGACACTTGAGCTTCTGCGGGAGTGTTGTCACTATAACTCACCCCAAGTGCGTATTCCTTTTCGTAGTCTCCTTGCTTAACAAAGATTAGCGCCTCTTTGTCTAACGACGAAGAGCGTGTAGATTGATCTACTGCAACTGTGGAACTTCTGTTAATGAGAAACGTCCCGTCAGCTACAGTGGTGGCTCTTAGCGTATCTCTCGCAGACGTTGAGCTATCCGCTACATCAAGGTAAGTGCCAGCAGTCGTGTATCCTCCTGTGGCCCCATTGATAGACGCCTCGTCCCCACTGAGCACATTGTAAGCGTGGAACTTAGTGCCATCGTGGATCATTACGTATCGCTCAGTTTCACTCCGGTTAACAAAGTGAATAAAGCTGTCCGCTGAGATCGCAGAGTTCGTCGAGAACAACTTCTTAACAAACCTAGTGCCGTTGCGTTTTGTTAATCCATCAACAACACTGCTCATGAAGTTAACCTGTTCGTCGCATTGTCCCGAGAACCGTGTGGCATCGGGCTGCTGGCTAACCCCTTGGATAAGGTTTGGTAATGATGTATTAATTAATGGCATTAGAGAATGTCGTAGTTTCGGTTGACCCCGAGGCAAGACGCAACGTCATAGTTATCAAAGATAGTCCTGTCGGCTCCTTGGCCATCGGCTTCTTCGAGGTTATAGCGTGCTTTGAGTTCATCCCGTAGGATCTGTTGCTCAAGCTCCTGAGACCCGACGGTGCGTGCCTGGAAGACCCTTGAGGCTTTGAGTGTAATGTATCTCCGTGCTTGTTCAGGGAGATCAGTAAAATCTAAAAGGAACATCAACCTGACGTCAATGTCGCTTGTGAAAGTGAATGTGTTGTCTTCACGGTTAAACAGTTTACCGCCGCGTTGCACAATGTCCTTAGAGTGATCTAGGGTATCTACGTGCATAATGTCAGCCGCGAGAACAATCTCATCGCTACTGTTAGGGCTAAGCGTCTGCTTATTGACCGTATTGAAGTGCCATCCCTCTGACTGAACCTCGCGACTAACTTCGTCTAACACGGTGATCGCGGTGACCGCAGAGATAGGCAGTGAGGTAGTGACAGTGATCTGAGTCACTGGGCTTTCACCTATGGTGCTCAGCATCGTATTGACAGCTTCGAGTTCTGTAGTGAGTGGCATAATAATATTAATAAAATGAAAAAATACCCCGTCCCCAACTTAATGAGGACGAGGCATGAATTTAATGAGTGCTATTAGCTAGCAGCAGATGAAGTGGTGTTAACCACAACAGCAGACTCAGGGCGAAGAACGCCGAGGCCCATTGCATACTTAGCAACAAAGAGCGTAGACTGACGCTCAATGAGATACTCAGACTCAGTCGCAAGGTCGAGGAGCTTAACGCAACCAACAGCAGACGAGTGTCCAGCAACGAAGCCGACGTTGTCATCTTCTCCACTTCCAGTTTCGCGAACACCCGAAAGGTCACCGTTGTAACCAGCGTCGTCGTTAGCCACAGCAGTTCCTGAGAACGGAGAGTTCGCTACGTTTGCGTCGTCAGCATTTTGCCCACTAACAGCAACCTGAACACCAGAAATGTGTGGACTCTTGTAGAGCTTGATACCAGCGACTTCAACAATGCTACCTTTAGCAGCGTCAGCAGAGCCACTTGAAGTGTCCTTGTTGATCGCTGTGCTATCAGCAGTGAGTAGCTTGTAGTATTGGAACGGAGTCAAGATAGCAAAGCGGTCCTCAGATGGGACTTCTTTTTCATCGAGGGCCTTCGCGCAGTCAAAGAGTGCAGCAACAAGTCCAGGAGCAGTCAGAGTGTCTGCGCCAGTAAGCTCGGTTCCAGTAGGTCCACCAGTGTAGTTAGCAGTGCTAGTGAGACCAGCAGCAAACAACGTCTTAAGGATCTGAATGTCCATACGCTTAGCCAGCGCTTTACCAAGCTCAGCAGAGTAGATAGAACGAAGGTCATAGTGATTCTTCAGTTCATCAATTCGTGGAATCAGAGACGAAGCGACAAGCATGTCGTCAATGTTGATTACTTTCTCGTTGTGAGCAATCTGAGACAAGTAGTTACCAGAGCCCAGGAGGTCATCCCCGGCTTTGTGATACTTGGCTTCAGCGTTACCTGTAACAGGGAACTGAGCAGATTTACCACTAGAGATAGTGCGAGTCATGATGAGGTCTTTAGCTACGTTCGTTTCGTTGAACGCAGTGAGAATCTCACCGCTGAATACTTTAAGGAACAACGCTGCGTCAGCTGACAAAGCGCCAGCAGGCAATGCGCGTGCCCCAGTGCCATTCACCTTACCCGGAATGGTGGGATTATTAGATAGTGCCATAATAAGTTATAGTTATAGTTTTGGTTTCTTTCGTCTGTGGACTTTAGTTTCTACTGTTCGCCGCAAGTTGTCCGACGCATCGGGCTTGGTGGTTACTAGTCTAGTTACTTCGGTTTGGTAGACTCAGGGAAAATTTTAGTTAAATACATCTAGCTGTCTTATGCAGCTCCTGATGATAGTATAAGTGGTTCTGTTGGTGTCATCGTCGTCTTCGTAGGTAGGATGCCACGATGTAATATTAATAAATGTTTTATCTATATGCTCAATGACTCCGTAGACAGTGCAGACCAGGGGCTTCCCTAAGTCTTGCGCGTGGTCCAAAAAGACGACCCTAGCGATGTCTTCGAGCTCTATTTCTTGATCCGAAGCTTCACACGAGCCGCCTGTGTGTTTGCAACAAACTGCTTCCCCTTCGCACCAGCACGTTTCTTCTTGCGTGCAGTGGAGGCTCTCTGTGCCTGACTCAGGCTTTTCGCTTTCGATGATGGAAGACATCTGTCTGGATTTTTCTTGTTCTTTGAGGTTCCGCATTGTCCTTTGATTTTACCGTCGGTGCCTATTCGGACCCAGTTCTGCTTTCGCCAGTTTGCTAGTTCACCCACGTTTCTTTTTGATTTTAAGTTTAGACCGCTTGCCCTTACCGTAGTTAGGGTCTTTGCAGTATTTCGATGCCGCCATGTTAGCGTAAGCGCTCGGATACTTATCGAACTTGCGCTTAGCCCATGAGATTCCTTTAGGACATATTTTAGCCATGCTTCAACTGAAGGTTACTTGTTCTTTCACTTCTTCTTTTTGATCCGAAGCTTTTTGCGTTTAACTTTGTTTTTATTATACATAAATATTTAACACTTCCAGCGTCGCAGTGCTAACGCTTTGCGCGTAGGGCGTCCCTTAGCGTCTTTCATAGGGCCCTTAACGCCGCTCATGCGTGCACAGAACGATCTCTTACGGGGACCACCACCAGGCTGGGGTTTCTTAAGTTTACTCCCAGTCTTACTGTTGTAATACTTACGGCCTTTTTCTGTGAGGCCTCCCTTCTTAGACTTGTGCTCTTTGCGTAAGCTGACTCCCTGTCTTTTCATTGTTATAATAATTAATAAATCCTTTTGCCAAAGAAGACCCTAAGGTGTCAAAGCTGTCTTT